TCAAACAGCCTTCTCCAGTTCGTCCCAGGTCATGCCCTCGATGTCCTGAAATTTCCACTTCCGGCTCTCCAGCAGCTTCCAGGTCAGGTAGTGGAAGATATATTCGACTCCCACATGGGCGGGCAGGATGGCCTCGATATTTTCCTTCAGACGCTCAAAGTCCTCAGGCTGTCCGGCGGTGCCGGGGAAGCTTACCCGCACCAGTCCGGTACCGATCTCCTCCACCGTGGTGGAGATGCCGCAGCCTGACAGGGTGTCCCGCACTGCTTCCAGCGTACAGGCTCCCGTACCCATGCGCAGCAATGCCTGAATGGCCTGGCGCAGCTGCTCCGGAGTGCGGGAGGCGGGCCGAAGTTCAAACAGGGATCGCCAGTCCGCCAGCCCCCACTCCTCGGCCCGGGTCAGGTCGCTCTCCCGCTCCAGCTCCTCCAGCTGGGCATATACCACATCCAGCGCGGCCCCCTTGGCTTCCAGAGACGCGCCGTTGATGGGGGCTCTCAGGTCATAGACCCCCAGGGGGCGCAGCAGGGCACGCAGCTGATCGGCTCCGCTCATGCCATCCCCTCCACTTCAAGCTGCCCCAGGACAGGCAGCTGGTCCTGCGCCACAGAGATATCCTCCGCCGGAAGGGTGATGTGGTAGTTCTCCACGCCCTCGCAGCCGTATACCACGCTGCCCAGTCTGGCCAGCAGCACGCTGCGCCCCAGATTTTCTCCCGAAAAATAGGCGGACAGGGCATTTTTTACCCTCTCTTTTACCTCCTGGGCATCATACCCCGGCTTCTCCAGCACCTGCACCGTCACATCCACCTCCACAGCTTCCGGCGCGCGGACCGCAAGGTCCACCGCGATCTCCCGCTGCTGGTCCATCACAGTCTGCAGCCGGTCCAGCAATCCCTGATTGGGCAGCCCCGCCTGAGCGGCCACCACCACATCCACCGAGCCCACCCCTCTGGGCCGGGGCACCACCACCGCCTGGGCCACCTCGTTATCGGCCATGGCCAGCTGGCGGTAATAGGCGGCGTTGGCTCCATTGGGCAGATAGCGGAAGGAGTGCAGCACCCGTGCTCTCAGACTTTCGTCATCCTCCTCATCCACACCGCCGCCGCAGGGCAGGGGATTGGTACAGGAGACGATCCCCACAGGGGCCACCGCCATGGCGGTGATGGTCCCGGCAGCCACATTACCGCCCGCGCCGGGTTCTACCGCCCGGACCTTTACGTCGGCCCACATTTCGCCGGCCAACAGCAGCCCCGTCTCCACCGTCTCAAACCGGACAAGGCCCGCCGTCATGCACACCGTCCCGAAGGGGATGGTACGGATCAGGTCAGAGGACTCCCCGGCAAAAAAACGCACCACGCCTTCCGCCTTTGTGGCCCCCTTGCGCGCCAGAGAGCGCATCTCAGCGTGCCGGTCCAGTTCCTCCCCCGAGGCCGTCTGGGGAAAGCACTGCCGGCGCACCCAGTCGCCATAGACCTGCATGGCATACAGCTGGGCCGCCAGAGCATACATCCGGGCAGCCAGATCGCAGCCGTCCACCATGGTCACCCCGGTGCGCGCCGCAAAATCCTGCGTCATCTGCTGATAAAATTCTTCTACACTTTTCACCTGTGTTTATCCTCCTTCCACCGGAACGCGCGCCGTCAGCGCCTCACCCTGCCAGGTTAGGTGGACGGCGATCTCCGCCCTGTCCCCATCCTGGGTCAGCATCACGTCGGTCACTTCCACGTCCTCCTGCTCCAATGCCTGGGCGACATACTGTCTGGCGGCAGCCAGCCGGGCAGAGGGCTTTTCTCTTAAAACCTCATGCAGGCGGCTGCCCAGCTCAGGCAAAAAAGGCAGTCCGCCCCGGCGGGCGGTCAGACGGAACAGCACCCGGTTCAGAACCGCCTGCGCCCCCTCTCCCCGCTCCATACCGCCAGCGCCGTCCGGGATGTAATCTCCATATTTCAGTTTCAGCTCCATCATTCAGCCTCCCGACAGCATTTCCGCCACAATGGCGCGGATGTGATCCTCCAGGCTCTGGCCGTTGAGGTCCACCCCGCCCGTGATCTCCAACTTATCTCCCAGAAAAAGGGCGCAGCCGGGCCCGGTCAGTTTTATCTGTCCCGGCTGGACCTGAGCCTCCGCCGCCGCACCCAAAACCCAGGCCTCATCGCCCACTTTCAAAATCAAGGTCCGCTCCCCCTGCCGGGGCAGCCAGCTATAGCCGCCGGGGGCACATACCTGCAGCCAGCGCCGCTCGCCGCCCAGATTAGCCGCCGTTTCCGTGCCGCTCAAGGTCACTTCCCCAACCTGAACGGCGGGCTCTTCTACCTGTCTGCGCCGTTCCCGTTCCCATGTCCACATATTTTTCACCTCGCAATTTTTCACATCGCCTCAGGGGGCCGCAGGGTCAGCCGTGTCCAATAGCCATTCTCGTCTGCCCCCACCGTACTCTTTGCCGCCCGGTAGAGGCCGTTTCGGCCAAAGCCGCCGCGCTCCACCCGTACAAGCTGCCCCGGCATGGCAAAAAAGGGGCTGGGCACGGTCAGCTCCAGCTCCTCCAGCTCACGCCCGGAGCGCCGGAGCTGCTCCTGTCCGGTACTTCGCATCTCGCCGTGGTTGGCACGGCCCTCCATGGTCAAAACCCGCCGGGCACTGCCGCCCAGCGCACAGAACGGCTCGTTTCTGACCGGCTCCACCCCGCCGCTGTACCGGTCCCGAACCAGAATTTCCGACAGCACCCCGTACCGCCTGTCCCGGCAGCACAGCCGGGTGAGTGGGGTCCTGTCATCGATGGCCAGCGTGCTGGAATCCTCCCAGGGAGTCAAAATCAGCCGCCCCTGCCGGTCAAATCTGGGCGTCCCGCCGCCGCAGGCGCGCAGAAACGTCTCCAGCACCGTCCATTCACTGCTGCCCGTATCTACCCGGAACCGGGGGACACGGGACAGCGCCGGAACCTCTCCGGCTTCGATCCCATAGGGGGTCACATGATCCCGCAAAATATCCTCCAGCGTGGCAAGCTGATAGTCCTGTCCCAGCGCCTCGTTATCCAGCAGCAGGGCCGCCATTCCCCGGCCCGACAGCTCCAGAACGCAGCCGTTTCCATCCACCACCATCTCACATTCGTCGATCCTGCCGGTGAAGACCCGCTCGCCCCCGTGTTCAGCGGTAAACCCGACCCAGTTTTTCTGTTGTTCCAGACCGATTTTCCACGGACAGCGGAAGAAGAAACTATCGCAGGGGGTACCCACACCGTATTCCATCTCCCAGCGCAGGGCGGAGGGCAGCTCCCAGACCGCCCCCGCTGCATCGGTCACAAAGGCTCTCACCGCAGCTTCACCCGCTCTCCCATCTGAATGCTGTTGGGATTTTTAATGCCGGGGTTATATTCCAGCAGTTTTTCCACCGTCAGACCATACTTTCGAGAAATACCCCACAGGGTATCTCCCTGGACCACCGTGTGGAAGGCAGCCGCCGCACCGGGCTGTGTCTCTTCCGCCCGCTTTACCGCCATGTCCTCCCCCAGATCCTCCCAGAACACAAAGGAATAGCGCACATAGTCGGCCCGGGGCTCCTGCTCCAGCCGCAGGGAGACGAAGTGCGCCTTTGCCGTCTGCCAGAGAGGATGGACCAGGATCCCGGGACTGGGATCATAAAAGACGCTGGCCAAAGCGCCGAACTGTTCATAGGCCCCCTCCCCCACAAACTCCCCCTCCCCGGCCATGAGGCGGTTGGTCTGCCCCAGATCCTGGAGCACATACCCGCCGAAGGGCAGCTTGTTCGCCGCCATTTTCCGCTCATAGTCGATGGAGTAGACCTTGGGATTATGGGGCCAGACAAAGGTTTTAAACCGCATCGGGCTCAAGGTCATGCTCGTTCCTCCTTAATACCAAAAAAATCCGCTGTCATACCGTCTGCTGTCCCGGCGCAGACGGCGCTCCAGCTCATCCTGTTCCTGCACAGGTTTCGGACGGGAGAGCGCCATGCGCTCCCGGATGCCGGGAGCCGGTTCCTCCCAGACTTCCTCCGGCCGGGTACTGTCCAGGCGGCGGGGTGTGGCGTAGGGCTCGGACAGGGCCCGCTCCACCCGCCTGATCCCCTCCGCCTGCCAGAATTCCGCCGTTCGCTCCTCCACGCCGCCGCGCTCCGTCTCAGTCTCCTGCCCAAACACGGGATAAGACATCTCTTCCACCGGCTCTTCCTTTAAAGGAGAAAACTGGAAACTGAGTTCCGGTTTCTCCCCTTCGTCGGGCCGCTCAGAGACAAACAGCCGCTCCAGATAGTCGATCATCCCTGTCTCTCCTCCCGGCTTGCAAACTTGCTCTCATCAAAGTTTGGATTGATACCCTGTTCGGTCTCCTCCTGCCCACCGGGCAGAACAAAGCGGCGAAATCCGTCCCAGCGGCAGGCCAGCGCTTCGATTTCCTCCGCCGTCAGGCTCTCCAACACCTGCTTTCCGTCCAGAAAGAGGGGCTCGCCCTCCTGCGTCTCCAGAGCCCGGGCCACCAGACAGGCGTTGGCGCACAGAGGCCGCTCCGCGGTGTCCTCCGCCAGAGCACGGGCCTCCCGCCGGGCCTGAAGCAGCTCAAAAGCGCTGAGCAGCCGCAGGCTCATACCGTTGCCCAGTGGAAACCTGTCCTGTCCGGATAAAATGGACGCGCCCATCTCAGGCCTCCGTCTCGATGCGGCGGGAAGCCACCATGGTCACCTGCTCCAGCACCATGGCGCCCAGCTCCCCGGCCTCCTTGATGGATGTCCACTGGCAGTCGGAGTAGATGACCTTCCGGTCGGGCTTGCAGATCACCAGAGAAAATCCCGACAGGGCATAAAAATCGATGCCGTCCCGGATGGCCTCGTCGGTGGCATACAGGCGGGTCAGCTCGATAACGTGCTTTTCGGGGCCGGAGACGGTGGCCACCGGCTCATGCTCGCCGAAGGCCTCCACGGCGGTACTGGTTCTGGTAGACTTGGCAGTATAGCTCTGCACCACCGCGATACGCACGCCGTCGGCCTCTAAGTAGATATCCCCGCTGGTGGGGAATGTGATGTTGCTCATAGTTCCTCCTTTTATGTTTCCCTTTAAACTTTGCTCCCCCCTTGCGGGGGAGCTGGCAGCCCGAAGGGCTGACTGAGGGGGGTTATACGGTGATATGGGCCGACAGCCAGATCTGATTCAGCCCGTGGACAGCGGTGAAGGCAAACTCCACCAGCGCCCGGGTGGGGTCAGTCTCATCGGCAGTGACCGTCACGTTGTCATAGGCGGTGATGATCTCTTTGGCCAGAAAATTCTCCAGCTCCAGCACCACCTGGGCCCGGATGGCCCCCCGGCCTCTGGGGGTGTTCTTAGCCCGGCGGAACTTGCTTCTCAGACTGCTGCGCAAAGCGGGGATCACGGTGTCAATGACCAGGATCGAACACAGATCGCGCCAGGTGGCGTCGCTCTCGCCGCCGGTGGTGGTGCGGGTGGTCACGCCGCGTACCACGCTCACCTCGCCGCCCAATTCCTCCACGGGAGTCACACCTCCCAGGATCAACAGATCCAGATCCCCGTCGCTGCAGGCAGCGGACACCCCAGGGATGCCTTTCAGCACCGCGCCGCCCAGAGGGATGGCGGGGTCCCGCTGGCCCGCGATGGCACCCGCCACCGCGGCGGCCACCTTCACACCGGACAGCTCGTCGCCGTCATCGTCCAGCGCACCGGGGCCCACCAGAACCATGCGCTCGCTGTTGAGGGCGGCGGCGCGCTCCACCAGTGCGGAGACACTCTCGCCCCTGGCCCCCGCCACCACGCCGATGCGCTCCCGGCGGGAGACGCTGGCCTCCAGAATGCAGTCGCGCATGGCCTGCTGCATTGCTACATCCACGCTGTTGCACAGCATAACGCTGATGTCCTCCTGCTGACACAGCAGTTCAAAGACTTTGGGATAGTCCGCCGTCTGAGCCGCAATGGCACAGACCACCGCACTTGCGCCGTTGCGCAGGGCCAGGGTCACCAGCTTCGTGACCGAACCGTCCGCGCCAAAAACAGCCGCCGCCTGCTCATAGCTGGTCAGCTTATACAGCGTACCCGTCACCATCTTGCTGTTCACCGCCGCCAGACCCACCATGCTGCCCCGGTTGTTGCCCCGGACCAGGGTAGACACGTCATAGGCTGAATACACGCCGGGGCGCTGATGTGTGGTAATACTCAATGTTTCCATCCTCCTCGCAATTCAAAATCCAAAAATTCGCCGATCTCGCTGCACACCGCCTGAAGCCAAAGGGTGCAGTTCACACTGATCTCCCGCTTCAGCCGCCGCTGTTTTTCGTCCCATTTCGTCCCGCCGCAGGTGATCTCTCCCACCTTCAGCCCCTCGGGACATTCCAGAGTCAGTACCCGGACCATATCCTCCAGCAGCTTCTGCATCTCCCCCTCGCTTCCCCGCTCCGGGGCATAGAGGTCCAGACCCAGTACAGCCTCCACCTTTTTGCCGTAGAGCTCCTCCCAGAGGCCCTTTTCTCCGTCGTACCGCTCCCCCAGGTAGTCGGCAAACCCGGCGCAGCCGGCGGTGTACTCCCGGACCGTCACAAGGGCGGCAGGGGCGGCCATAGGGCCGCGCCCCTCCCCCGTCCAGCCTGTCAAAGCGGGGACGCCCCGTTCTGACAACCACCGCGCCAGCGCGGCGGGAAGTTCACTTTCCCAGCTCATTTTCCCCCTCCATTCTCTGCAGCATAGCCCACGCATGATGGCCATGATCCACGATCCGGGCCGAGCGGACCTCATACGCGGCCTGTTCGGTCCGCACCACTGTCTCACCGGGGACCAGCGCCACGTCGCCGGGGCCAAGATAGACCGCCTGCTCCTCCAGCCGCAGTCCCAGGGGGGAGGGGGCCAGTTGGGCCCCCTTATCCAGTACAGGCTGAAGGAAAGCTTTCACCGTCACATCCTCCTGCCCGGCGGTCTGCACGGTCACGTCCCGGCCGTATCGGCCCAGGATCGCGTTCCACTCCCGCTTCATCATCCCCGCACCCCCCGAACAGCAAAGGAGCCATCCCTGAGCCAGGGTGCCATCATCTGCCGGGCGGCCCGCACCATACTGCGGGAGCTGTCACAGCGGACAGTTACCTCTCCGGCGGTGAACGCACTCACCCTGTTCTCCCCCCCCAGCTCCCGCAGGGTATCCAGGGCGATCATGGCGGCAGCCAGGGGGAAGACCTCACCACAGTCGGCCTCGGTCACGCCGGGGCGCAGCCGCAGCCGCAGCTGCTCGCAGGCAGCCCGGGCCAGAGCCGGGAGGATGTCCTCCCGGCCGGCTCCAAGCTGCTTGCACAGCTCCACGGTCCGCTCCACCATGGTTTACACCTCCAGCAGGGCGCTGGCGCCGGTAAACATCTTGGCAAAGCCGCAGGTCACAGTGACAGCGGCCCGCTCCAGCTGGCGGTCGATGAGCTTGTCATACTCCACGCTCACGCCGCCGCACTCCACCATCTCCAGAGCATAGCGCTTGTCCAGACCGATGATGGTGTTGGCGGGCATATCGTGAACGCAAACCAGAGTAGCGCCCATGGGAGTGACCAGCTTACCGGTACCCTGGAAATTCATGCCGCCGGTGGGATTCTGCAGCTCGGGCATCTTGAGCACCTTTGCCATCACGTCGGAAGAGACCAGCATGGTATTCAGCTCATAGGGAGCGAACTTGGTCCAGAAATCCACCAGATCGCCGTAGGTCAGCTGACCGGGATTTTCCGTGACATAGCTAAAGGCGTAATTGTTGTTGCCGTCGCCGTTGATGATCACGTCCACCGCATCCATCAGCTGCATGGAGGCGATGTTGGCGCCGATCTGGCGCAGGGTGATGGAAAACAGATCCAGCTTCTGGTGGCGGATGGCCTCATAGCTGGCCACCAGCATCCGGCCGCGCTTATGCAGCTTGACCAGATTACTTTTGGCGCGGATGGTGGTGCAGGGAATAGACGCGCCCTCGTCCACCACCTGCAGCTTGACGTTGTCGTCAGACTGGGCGGTGATGGTGCGATAGTCCATAGAGTCGATGCTGGTCACCGCGGCAGTGATGTGGGGCAGGACGTTGGCCTCCTCCACACCCTGGCGCACACAGCGGGAGATGTACTCAGGGAACAGCACCGCAGAGTCGGTGGTGCGGAAAAACTTCTCCACACAGTCGCTGTCGGGGCCCTTCACCTTGATGTCGAAGCGCTTGAGCTGGCGCTGGAAGGCATCCAGACCCTCCAGCTCGGTGCCCTTATACTGCTGACTGGGGTCCTGACGCTCCAGCGCCTGGCTGAAGCTCTCCCCCGCGTGGCGGTACATACCCTTGTCCAGCTTCACATTTTCATACTGATATGCCATTTTTTCTTCCTCCTTTGTTGTTTACAGACAGATGGTGGCGATGCCCTCGTCCTCGTCCACATGGACGATCAGCACCTTCAGGCCGGTTTCGCTCTGGCACACGCCGCCGTCGCCGTCGGCAGCCAGAGTGGCCCAGCCAACAGCCAGCTCATCGGAATAGGGAACGGTCACAAAGCCCTTCACCTGCATCCCGCCAAACTCGCCGCGGCAGCCGGCGGACACGCCGCAGAAGACCTCGCCGGCCTCACAGGGGCGCACCGCGCCGTTGTCCTCCATGCACACAGGGATGCCGCGCTCCAGCTCCTCGGACATGACCACGGTGACGACCACCTCACCGATGCCCTCATAACCCAGTTTCTTCATCATGTTTCCTCCTTAAAAATTGTTTTTATATCGAGAACAGCGCCTCAGACCAGAAACGCCGCGTCTCTCTGCCGGTTTTCCTCCTGCCGCTGCCCATAGCTCAGCTGGGTGCGCAGGGGGTACTTCTCTTCCGCCCGACGGCCATAGGCCTTTCTCAGCTCCTCCAGCTGGACAGGACCCAGGGCGTTGGCCATCTCCCGCAGGCTTTTGGCCTCCAGACCCAGCTCAGCCAGCAAACCCAACCGGACCACGTCCTCCCGGAGCTGCTTTAAGTACTTTCTGCCCAGCGCTGCCTCCTGCTCCAGTTGTCTGAGCTGGGCGGCGTCCATCTGCAGCCCCTTCACCACCCCGGCGGCGGGCTGGGCGGGGACGGCCACAAAGGAAAATTCATAGGCGTCCCGGGCTCCCTCCAGACTGACATAGCACAGCTGCCCATCATACCGCTCGCCCTTGCGGTGCTCGCAGGGGGCATGGGTCACGTCCTCACCACAGATGGAGCACACCTTGCGCGCCACACTGCACCCCACGCTGACCTCCTTTTTGATGCCCGCGTCGATCTCCGCGATCAAGTCCTGATTGCCCTCGGTGCGCAGCATATAGGCATAGCCCTTCAGCCAGCAGTAGCTATCCCCCGCCTGGGTCAGACGGACGCTATCGCGCACCAGCTCGCACTTATAGATGCGGGCGGTCTGGCCCTTGGCGGTCCACTGGTGGTCAAAAATGCCGCTCTTGCCCACAAACATGGGACACAGTTCCTCCAGTGTCTGGGTGGAGAAGCGCTCCCCGTCCCGGTCCACCTCGTTGTCGCACAGGCGCACGGAGAAGAGATAGACCTCCTCCTCCCCCAGTTCCCTGCGGGCCAGAGCGTTTACCGCCTCCAGCTCCTCCCGGCCCAGTCTGGCAGTCTGGGCCTGTTCCACTTCCTTGATGATGTTCATTCCCCGTTCTCCTTTCTCAATGCCTCGGCCTGGGCGCGGTACAGAGCTGCCCGGGCCTCCTCCACCATGTCCTGCAGGTTGATGTCCTCCCAGAGGATCTCCACCTCGTCGTCAAAGCCGTTCAGCCGCAGCCACAGCTCGGCCACCCGGCACAGGATGGGTTCCACGCTGCGGCGGATGGCGGCGATCTCACTGGTCAGCAGGTCGGCCTGCTGGGCGCTCATGCGCTCGGTGGAGGACCAGGACAGGCCCAGCATAAAGGGTGGGATGCCCGTCCGGGCCACCAGCTGCTCCAAAATCTGCCGCACGGGCACCTGACTGTCCAGCACGGGACCGTCTGCGCCGATGACCTTGATGTCCACATCCCCCACCGCCACAAAGTCCCGGACGCAGCCGGCCCGGGTGGCCTGCATGGCCCCGCTCCACTGGCTGGCCAGCTGCTGGCAGCGCTCCTGGGCAAAGCTCTCTCCCTCCTCGCCCGGCTTACACACCACGGCAAAGCGAAGATTGCCCGCTCGCTCCCAGTTCTGTCCGATGGCCTGGAAAATTTTCAGGAGAATTCCCGCCAGAAAGGGCATGGAGCGCAGCAGAGACACGCCGCAGGGCTCCTCGCTGGTGGGCTGGAAGGGTGTAAAGAGAAGCAGCTTCTGATAGGGCAGCTCCTTCCCCTCTCCCAGCCCCCTTCGGCACAGACGAAAGTCCAGAGGGCTGTCCCCCACTTTCGCCTCCACCTGAATGGGATCGGCGCACAGCAGGGCGGCAATGGAATCCCCCTCTCCGTTCAGTACGATCTCCCCCACGCCCTGACCGCAGGTGAACAGATCGTCCAGATAGCGGTCCAGAAAGGACTGCACACCCCGCTGGCCCCAACCGGTGTCCACCGTTCTCCAGAATTTTTCCAGCCCAGGCTGGGCGGCCGGGTCAGCTGCCCTGACCCCCACGCCGCCGCACAGGCGCACCAGCTTCCAGATAGCCGCGTCCACAATGGGCACCGCCTCCCGGATGCTGCGGTACAGCTCCGACCGGGCTCCGCTCATGGGGACATAGCTGTCCAGCGCGGAAAAGGGATGACTCTCTTCCCTTCTCAACTGCACCACCGGCGCGGTGGGCTTTTCGGGCTGTTTGTTTCGTTCAAACCATTTCACATTCATATTCCTCCTTAAAACGCACTTCTCTCCACGCATCCTGCAAAAAATCCGCTCTGTCCGTTCCCCTCCTTCCCCGCCACGGTAGCGGCGAAATACCGGATCTCGTCCATGGCGTGGTCATGCTCCTTGCGCACCCGGTCCCGGCCGTCCTCTCCCTCCTCCCAGCGGTAGAGGGAGAACTCCCGGATGGCGTCCTGACAGCCCTCACAGATCACCATCCTGCCCGTTTTCAGCAGTTGAGCCGTGAGCCGGATGCCGGAGAGCACCTCGTTGTCCGCCTTCTTCACCCGCCAGCCCCTGCGGCGCAGCGTCTCGGCAAAGCTGGCGGCGGAGGGGTCCAGTACCACCGCCCGGATGGGCCGCTCCCCGGCCAGCTCCGAGAGCGCATCGGCATACTCCTCGTCGGTCATCTGCCGCCGTTTGGCCCGGGCGTCGTAGTAAAACTCCTTCACCCGGTACCACACGCCTGCGTTCCTGCCCCAGAGGCCCATGGAGGTGGGATTCACCGTGCCGTAATCACAGGAGATATACCACTGCTCCATCTCCCCCTCCGGCACAGGCTGCGGGAAGCTCTCATCGAAAAAGTCGTACACTCTGCCCTCAGCAGCCACCCACTCTCCCAGCACAAACCGGCGGTAAAAGGTACCCTGGAACATGGTTTCATACCGCTCCAGCACCTGGGCCGACAGGCCGGGGTTGTCCTGCATGGTAAAGTGCAGCCGCAGGGCGTTTTTCTCCTGCGCCTCCTGGATCCACTCCCGGTAGAACCAGTGGGCGGGGGACTCCGGGTTGCAGGAAAACCACAACCGGCTGCCCGTGACCGAGCAACGGGCGATAGCCTGTTCCACAAAGGACTTGGGCATCAGCACTACCTCGTCCATGAGCACACCCGCCAGAGTGATGCCCTGGATCAGCGCCGCGGAGCCCTCGTCCTTACCGCCGAAGAGGTAAAAGGTATTGCTCCTTCCCCCAAGGCGCACCTGGATCAGATTTTGGCTGCGCTTCTCCTCACAGTGAAAGCCCATCTTTTCCAGCAAAGGCAGCAGCTCCGCAATCATGTTGCGCCGGATACTGGTGATGGTCTTGCCGCACAGGGCGAAATTGCGCCCGTGAAAAGCACTCATGGCCCAGCAGAAAAAAGACAGACCGGTGCACAAGGTCTTTCCGCTGCGCACCGCGCCGTCACAGATGATGGCCTGCCGGTCAGAGAATCCGCTCCCAGGCCGCCACCAGGTCAGGACCGTGCGCTGTTTCTGCGAAAATACCATGGCGTCAAGGTTCCTCCCCCTCCATGGCCCGGAGGAAGCGGTCCACCTGCTCCTCGCCGCTGCGGTCACAGGCGTCCAAAAGCCGTTCCAGCAGCTTGCCCCGGTCCACAAACTTCAGCTCGATGACCCCGTTGGAGCCCCGCTTGAACTCGGTCACCCCGTTCAGTTTCAGCTTTTTCACGTCTCCCCACTCCTCCTCAGGGAAGCAGGCCATACGCACCGCGTCGGCGGCGGAGGCAGTGGCCAGCTTCCACATTTGGCCCAGGATCTCGTCCCGGGTGGGGAGCAAGTTTTTCTTATCCAAAAAAATCCCTCCTCATCCTACCCGTGTTCACCCCCAAAATTTGCACGTTCCCGTGCAACAAAATCAGAAAAAATTAAAAAAAGATGATCCCGCCGCTTGCGCGGCGGGACCGGGGCACGCTATTTGCACGTTCGCGTGTAATAAAATCGGAAAGTTTTTCTTTTTCGATGGCTTTTCCAGAGCGTGAAATGGTAGTCTATTGACAATGCGCTACTCGCCTCCCCCCTTGCGGGGGAGGTGCCGAACAAAGTGAGGCGGAGGGGGTAAGCGGTCAGCATCCACGCGTTTACCCCCTCAGTCATTTGCTTCGCAAATGCCAGCTCCCCCGTAAAGGGGGCGCCAAGAGGCAAACCATCGAAAACCTACGCATAAAAAATCTCCCTCCAGCCATCCTGTTACTATCCAAACCAAATCGGAGGGAACCTCT